ACGCAACTCCTCACCAGCAAAGTCAACCTTGACCATGGTGTACCCAGTTCGGGCGACGAAGGCCTTACGCAAGGCAGTTGCTACCTTGGGCTTCTTCTCATCGTAGGTCGATGGGATACCGTGGATAGGGATGCCACCATACCCGTGAGCAGGATCTCCCGAGGGGGCGGTGAAGCGTCCGGTAGGTGCTCCGGTCTGCTTGAACTGGTATCTCAACTCGGAGTTCTCGTCACAGTTGTTCAACATGCCTGTGAGGTAGGTGCCAATCACCTTCTCTACCTGCCGGAACTTCACAATAGTGATTAGAATCGGGTTGATGTCAGGGTGGTTTTCAACCAACTTCTCAAGGGTATCGGCATCAGTCTTGTACTGATTCCTGATCTCGTCCTTAGTCTTCTCCGGCTTGGGCTCTATGTTTAGCCCGTTGGGGCTTGCGAACAGGAACTCACTGAGTTGTTGAGTTGATTGAGGATCGAATCCAGAGAAGCCCTTCTGCTCAGCAAGAGCAACGATCTGCTTGCGGTAACCGTCAGCCTCCTCTCGAGCATCAGAGAACAACTTGCGGACGTACTCATGGTCAATCTTGATACGGTTGCGCTCCATCCATCTGAGAACTTGGACAACCTGCTTCTCAATTCGATAGATCCCAGCGAACTTCTTGTCTTTGATAGCAGACTGAATCTCTGGGTGATCACAGTGGAGGTAGGTGCAAATAGCGTCTGCACAAGCGTAGTAGCGTACCTCATCCGGACTAAGAGACCCGAACTCGATAGGCCTCCCTCGTCGGAACAAGTCCTTCAGCTCAATCATCTCGTAGTTGATGTAGGTCCCTGTTGGAGACTCTTCCACGAGCTCATGCTTTGCGTTCTTGGGGTCTGGCTTGATATGCGCAGTGATGAAGTCTGCACCTCGCTTGACCTTGAGCTTCTTTTTGCTCTTGTCTTTGAGGCTGAGGTTCTTGTCGTTCGTGTAGATGCAGTAGTACACTAACATCCCATCCTCGAATGACTCTGGATGCCAGAAGTCGATCCCAGTGACAGGGAGCAAGAACTCCTGGTCGAACTTTGCATGCCAAAAGAATAGCTTTACCTTGGCGGGCTCGATTAGCGGGCTAGCCAGGGGGTCGATGACTCTACCCTCTGGCTTGATAACCGGTTGGGATGCCAGACACAGCTTTTTGATGAGCTTTCCAACTGCGACAAGGTCCAGGTTAGCCTTGGATCCTTCGTCAGTATGGCGAACTGGAACATAGTATCCAGTGTAGCCATCGGGACTTAGGCAGTAGCCTACGATCTTGTGAACAGTTTGCAAGACACGAGCCGGTCTCGGACCATCCCAGTATTCCTCAAACGGACCCCGAATACTGTCAGGGTTCCTATTGTAGATCCTGTTGTCCAAACCCTGGGTTTCAAGATCCAAGGAGCACTTGCCAGTCTTGAATGCCTGTTCAATAACCCCCTCGAGTTGCTCGATGGAGTCGACAATCACGAACTCGTGATAGTACATCCACGCCTTGAAGATATCCGTTAGCTGGGGCTCAACAGAAGTCCCCATGCTATCCATGATCGCTTCAGGGTCCATGTCGTCATCCCCTGAGTCATCATCACTGAAGAAGGACCTCACGGGCGCGGGGGCTGGCGGGGGCGTGCTCGGAACCTCGGGCGGAGTATCATCCCCTGCATCGTCAGTAAACACCTTGGGTGGTTCCTTGGGGGCCGCCTTCGGGCTAGGTTGGATGCTAGCTAGAACCTCTTCAAGATCCAAATCATCGAGATCAGTGTCAGCCATAAATCCCTATTGACCTTCCACAAGTTCAGAGTGGACGACCACGACTAGATACACCCCCGCCCGCCACATCCGGACGAAGTCACCAGCTAATCTTCTTGCCTCAAGATCTTCAATCCCCGCAGGCTCAAAGCACGAAGGCATCTTCTTATACAACGGAACACACTCTTTCTTGTGATAAAACGGACAGTGTATTCTTCGATCACACAATGAATTAGGGAGCTTCCGTAAAGCTCCCTCAGGGGGGATACCCAGCGCCTTAATGAAGGGTCGAGTGAAACCCTTGAGCGCATGGTCCATCATCTCTTGTGAAACAACCGTTAGTAGCTTGGTGATAGCCTCACCTTGCAATGGTCGCCACTCCTCTTCCCACACCTCACCGTACTGGTAGATCAGGTAGAGGTTGAGATCACCCATCTCGTGGGTATTGAGATTAAGCTCCCTCGGCACGTACTTTCTCGCTTATTTTGTCGAGTATCTTTCGAATTACTGCTTTAGCTTCTGGAAGACTAATGAGGCCCTTCTCGATTCTATGGTGCAATCGGTCCAGACACTGGCCCACCACCATGAACCCTTCCATCTTGAAACTAGGCTTTGAATCCCGCAGACGTCGCTCACAGACGTTCAATAGATCCTGCACGTCAACCTCCTCTTCAGACGGCCCCCTGAGGGTCTCGTAGCTCTCATGGCTCAGGGTAGGTGCTTTAGGTGCTTCGATCCCGAAAGCCTCCTCTAGGCCTCGAAGGATCTGATGCCACTTCATCCCCTCATCGCCCTTGAAGGTCTTCCACAGGTCGAAGATGTCCTTACGATGACCTCCAAAGCAAACCCAACAATAGAGAGCCGAAGGGCTGTTGGCCCCCTCATCAGGGAAGACACTAGCCGAGGGATTTCTGTCATCGTGAAACGGACATGGGATATGCTCCCTGTGGTCTGAACCACTGAACTTGAGCGCCACCCCAAAGTGTCGTAGAACGTCGTGAGCTTTCACCTTGTCACGCAAGGTTTCCTTGCGTATAGTGGTCCACTCGCGAAATGCGGCGCCCGCTAGGTTGTCGGAGTCAAGCTTACGAGCTTCGGGTCTTGTTGAAGGTCGTGGCATAGCTACACCTGGAACATCGAGTCAGCCCCAATACCCATGACTAGGTTCACATCGTCGACAGAGATCCCTCGCTCATCCGCTCCGTGGAACGAATCAAAGTTGGTGATCCTCTTGGTACCCCAACTGATGTTGGCCTTAAAGGGCTGGAATGGTGGACCATCGCGTCTCTTAAGGCAGTCAAACTGTACAGTCCCTTCCTTTCGAAGGTCATCATTCAAGTATGTGGTACTCACCACGTCAGCGGAACGCTCGCATTCATTGGCATAGCTCAAGGCCCTGAGCTTGTAGCGACCCTCGTTCTTGTCCGCGAAGTCCTTGCCGTCACGGTTGATCTGGAACAACACCAGGATAGGGATCTTCTCACCGTGGTTGAAGTGGAGTGCGAGCTTCTTAGTGTCCCGCAAAACCGAGTTCAATTCGATGGTATAATCCTTGTTCCTCTTCCTCCGACGCGGCTCTAAGAGTCCACCGTGGTCGATGACCAGAAGGTGAATCGGTTCCTCCTGATGCCTCAACTCAGCGTACTGCTGAACCTCGTCGATGGTGATATCGTCATCTGGACCCCAAACATCAAATCGTCCATAGGATTCATTCTCGTTGAAGTCCTTGATGACGAGCTGGTAGAACTCCTCTTCTTCCTTGGTGAGTTTACCGTCTTTGACGGCATCGTAGTCGAGAGGTTTGTACCCCTGCGCCTTCCAAATACCATTGGAAGAGTGCATAACGTAGATCATCTTCCGTACTTGCTCATACGGCATCTCGAGAGTGATGTAGAGAGCACTCTTCTTGTATCGAGTGATAAGGTTGTAGCACCAGTTCAAGGCGAAGGTTGTCTTGAGTTCACCTACGAAAGCAGCATGAACCCACATCTCACCTTTCTTGATTCCCTTGACGAACGAGTCGATTCCGTTGATGCCACAGAACATCCCCCAGACGTTGCCCTTGTTGGCCTTGGCATCTAGGTACTCATCCCAGACTTCCTGTCCGTCGTCCCTGATGTTACCATCAATCCTGGAGTTGTGTTCGTAGACCAACAGGCGATGAGTGTTGCGCGCGAAGTGCATCACCCCGTCTCGAAGACCACGCTTGGTCTCTTCTTCAACGATGAGTCCTTTGGTGATGATCTCCTTGGCCTCTTTCAGAATCGTGATAGCCCGAATCTTATTCTGCTCTTCAAGAGTCTCATGTAGTAAATGGGTGAAGTTAGTACGACTATAGGGAGGGGCTACCTCATGGTCCCCAACCCGCTCAATAGCCTCTTGGTCCTTCTTGATTTCGAAGTGATCGATGATCGTCTGCTTCGAAGGCATCTCAAGGCGCTGATGAAAGTACTTCCTGAGGAAGTCATAGATGCGCTTGTCCGCAGGATGTGGCCATTCAAGCTTGGACTGAGTGAGCCTCTGAAAGTTAGCCTTCAGATTCTCCTGAGTAATACCACCATAGTCAATGACTGACCGAAGTAATCCCTTCATCAGAAGTTACCCCCGTTGCGCTTTCCCTTGTACTTCTTTTTCTTACCGTCATCGGTAAGCAACCCCATGTCTATTGTAGATGAAGCAGGGGCTGGGATTGCAGGCTCGGGCATTACGAACTTCCTACGTGGTTTTGGAGCTTCTTCAGTGTCCAGACTCATACCTTCTTCTTCAGTGACAGCTAGATGTGCTCCTTTAACTCCTCGTGGGACTAGCTCACGTTCAACTCGTGCTTTGATCTCGACAACTGAGAACCTTTGAGAGATTAGCTCTGCTACCTCAGCGTCATACGAGAAGTGACCTGGTCCGAAAATACTATTGGGCTCTTCAATTATCCAAGTAGGCTTACCTACTGCATGGCGCAGAAGGATGGCCTCCTTGAGGATTCCAGGCATCGCCCTATTAGCGTACCCGAGGAACCCAAGGCGAATGATTACCAGCTCACGGTCACCCCCAATGACATCAGAGAGCTTGTTGTTGGTCTCTATGTCGTCACGCTTCTTTCGACTTCGAGCGGTGTATGACTCTGACCCAACGTACACATCGCGCAAACGAGCATCAGTAATGATTTGGAACTGATACAACAAGTTGTGCAGCATCTTGATAGTGAGCACCAACCTCAAGTGTGAAGCAAGATCTGACCAATAACCCTTGATGAACAAATTCTCCGAAGTAAGATCAACCTTCACCTCACCTGGACCACCTACCTCCAGTAACGGAGATGCGTTCATAGGCGGAGCTTCAGCTATATCCGGCGGGAGTCTCTTCTTGATGTTGGTTCGGAAGCTACACACACATTGCTTCTTGTCCGCGTCGTCACCGACATCTATTTTACCGTCCTGACTCTTACAAATCGGACAGACAGGGGGATCGGGCATCGTCCGAGGTACTACACCGACTTGGTCACTTCTTCGGAATGTCCCGCAAAGAGTTGATCAAGTCGCGAACGTCATCCTCGTGGCGCTCGAACTTCAGAGCACCTACGGCTGCCTCGCCAATGACCTGGTCAATCAAGCCCTTCTTTTTGCGTAGCTTTTGGATGACCTTATGGTCGATAGTCTCGGTCTTCTTGCCACTGCCTGGCCGCTTTGCTAGTAAATGAATGGCCAAAACGGCTTGATGGGGGGAGCCGATTCGAATCATCCTACCTAGCAACTGAACATATCTGCCCCAAGACCACGGTGTATCGAAGAAGATCATTGCTGCAGCAGCCTGCAGATTAATCGACTCACTACCAGCATCAGTGATAAAAATCACCTTTATCTTGCTGTCAGGATCTTGAAACTTATCCTGGGCCGCCTTACGATCACTAGACTTTGTAACTGCTCCCGTGATAGCTACACTCTTGATTCCCTCTTTGGTCAAGATCGCTTGAAGTCGAGCTACGTGACTCTTGAATCTGGTGTAGACAATGACTTTCTGGTCGTCAAACTCTTCTGTCATGAGTGAGACCAGGGCCGCCTCTTTAGAGCTTCGACCCTCTGCAGCGGTGACAGGCCTCTCAAACTCATCCTCACCAAACTTCACTAAACTGAGGGAGTTGCAGACTTCCTGGATGTAGATCAGGCTAGTCATCTGCTTAGTTTCTTCGTAGTTCTTGACCTCTCCGGTTCCAAGCTCGAAGACCCCACTCAATGCCTCTTGGTACTTACGATCTTCAACGGACGAGAGCTCGCAGATCACTTCTCGTGTTGTTAGCGCTGGAAGTTCCTTCGACACTAAGTGCTTGGGACGACCGTAGAAGAACGGATCAATGGTCTCTCGAAAGTGAGCAAGGTTTTTATAGCCAACGATAATGGGTATCTTCCCCCCACCCTTGACCCTCTGCATCTCGGTCACACAGTACACATTGAGGAAACCAGACTTGCTACCGAATGTCTGGGGTCGAATGACCTTGTAGATTCCGAACCCTTCAATCAAGTGATTTTGAAGAAGGGTTGCGGTCAAACCCCAAACTCGCTTGGCGCGGTCCGCTAGGAACTTACAAGTCTGATGGGTCTTCGTCGTCGGGTTCTTGCAAGCCTGAACCTCATCAAGGATCAGAGCTAGCTTTGGGATCTTCATCGTCAAGTCATCAAGATACCCTCGACCGGCGATAGTCACAGTCCCCTTCTTCGACCCTGGAGGTGGCTCGGCCTTAGTGATCCCTTGATCCCAATCCCGGACCACTCCATGATAGTTCACCATGAGCACTGCGGGTCCGACATGCTTGGACCAGTTGCTGTAGGCCTCCTTGCGATGGTTCAAGTCCCCAACAGCCTGGAAGGTCTTGACTCCTGTCGAGAACTTGTCGAACTCAGACGCCCATTGACCTATAGAGGACTTGGGGCAGACGACCATGACCTTGACCTGAGGATCGCGCTCCCATATGTAGCAAAGAGCTCCAATGGCTTGCAAGGTCTTCCCTAGCCCAGTCCCGTCCCCGAGCACCATCCGATTCATGATCAGAAGGTGGTAGATCCCTTGAACCTGGTAGTATCTAACCTTCAGCTGCTCGAGAGTCCCATCGAACCCACGGATCTCTGTTCTGAGCATTGGGGTAGGCTTGATCTCGACAGTGGTACTAGCCCTAACCTTCTTCAGGTGTGCATATACCTTCTCGTACTGTTCTTTGACAGCCGCAGACTCTTTGGGCATCGGTACTAATACACCGACTAAGATTAAGTTTGACGGGCAAGTCGAGCAGCCCTTTTAGCCTCAACCACTCTTGCTATATGTTCAGGTGACTTTGGGCGACCTTTCTGAGCAGCACTCATGTTAGCTCGACGTTCTGGGGTTAGAGGTACTCCACGCCTCTTTGCACCGTTAATTCTATTTGCTTCGGTCAACTTAGCAATGTGCTCAGGTGCTAGAGGACGACCTTTTGTAGCTAAACTAAGCTTGGTTTTGTGCTCTAGTGTTAGAGGTTTTGCCCAAGTATGAGTTACACTTTTAAGTGCCAAGCTTATTTTAGCCTTACGTTCTGGTGATAATGGTACACCTCGTGCAGCAAGGCCTTTGACTCTATTTGACTCAGCTATCTTCTCTCGATGTTCGGTGGAGAAGACTCGGCCCCTTAGAGCATGACTCAACTTAATTCTATGCTCTTGAGACAATGGCTTCCCTCGATGCCCAGCAGCTGACTTCTCTACGGCTTTTGGATTTTTAGGCTTTCCTAGATGAGCAGCCGAGATCTTTTTCCTCGTGACTTCAGGTAGGTGTTGCCCTCGCTTAGCATCAGCTACTTTCTTTCGAGATTCAGGGGAATGTAACTTAGCTATAACCTCTGGAGGTCTTGGTATACCCTTACGTTTCAATGATTGTCTGAGCCGAGTCTCTTCGGAAGCTCTCTTACCTCCCATGCCGCCAGATTCAAGGTTGTAACCTTTGCCAGGGTCATTGGATTGAAGCCTAGAGATCCAATCAACTTCTCCTGAGTAAGCTTCCTCCTCACTCGAGTAGGAAGCTAGTACTGTAAAGGTGAAGTTTTCAACACCATACTTTCTAATCGCACGACTGATGAGCGATACCCAACCGCGTTTCTTGACGCCTCTATGATACTTCCATCGACTTTTCAAGTTCGTGGTCTTACCAATGTACACTTTTTTACTGAGGTTGTTGGTAATGGAGTATACGAAGGCCGTAGTCATCACCAGAGCGCAAAACCAACACCTATACTAGGGTTGTGCTTCAGAGTCCACCATGAAAAAGCGTAACCACCATACAAGGTCATGTTCTTGAACAAGTCAACACCTAGACCAGCGCCAATGGATCTGAACCCAGTAGCAACGTTGAGGTTGACC